TCATAGCCGATGCATCTCTTGCGGGGCCGCTTGTCTGGTCCTCTTCGAGTTCCATTGTTGCCGTTTTTTGGACGCTTATCCGGCTCACCTGTAGAAACTGCAATTCTCTCTGACATTTCATAATCTCCAAAATAGCACTTATTGTTAAAAGCCAATGTGTTGTAAAATGCTATTCTATTCGAATTAATGAGTAATGTTAAGGATTAATATCTGATGACCATGAACATAAAAAAGCAAATCGCAGCTCTGGGTGAGGAGTACATTAAACGCATTCAGGAGCGTTTCACCTTCGGCAGTATGACGCCTTATGAGTATCAGGTTGTGATGTACAACGAGATCGCAAAGCGAATTGCAAATTACGAGCATCCTTTCTATATAAAGGCTTCAGTTTCTGCAGGAAAGACCGTTGGTTTTGCGATGATCGCGGCTCAGGTGCAGGTCATGAAGTTGCAAATGTTAATCCTTGCTCGTCAGGCTGAAATCGTTCAGCAGGATAGCGAGGAGCTGACAAACTTTGGCGTAAAGAACTCGGTTTATTGCGCCGGTCTGAATATCAAGTCTGCATACTTCCCGATTGTTGTCGGATCAGAAGGTACGGTTGTCGGAGGGCTTAACAAAGCTCTGGCTGACTTTTGCCCTATGGTTTTGGGTATCGATGAGTGCCACCAGGTGGATTGGGAAGACCTGGCGGACGCCATTGAGAACAAAGAAAGCGTTGAGCAGATGATGCGAGGCAAAGACCAGCCTTACATGGTGAATGGTGAAGTCGTTCCGGCTGATTATAAGCCGCATGATTTCGACGTGGTTGTTAATGGCACCGGGCGAGCGCAGTACACCATCATTATTGTTGAGATGCAGAATCGTTGCCGCGCTAAGCATGGTCGAGAGCTGCGAATCTTCGGAATGACAGGCTCTGAGTTTCGCGGCGTCGTACCAATTCTGGTGGAAGACAAGAAATTTAAAGGCTTCTGGCGCGAGCAGGTTACGGACATCAATACCGCCTATCTGGTGGAGTTTGGCTCAGTCGTGCCAACTGTATTTGGTGGAACTGACGGCCTGCAGTATGACCTTTCAGACTTTAAGGCCAGTGGCATTGACGGCACGGCAGACTTTGACGCTAAGCAAATGAAGGCGATGGAAAAGGCGATTCATGATGATCAGGACATGACTCGACAAATCATGCAGAAGGTTGCAGCCATGGCCCAGACCAGAAACGCTGTTCTCATAACATGCGCCGGACAGCGACACTGCAAGGAGGCAGCAGAAGCATTGCCACCAGGATCGACTTACGCGATCATTACTGAGAAGACCGGGGCGAAACAACGGCAAAAAATCCTTGATGACGTCAGGGCCGGAAAGATCAAGTACACATTCCAGGTCATGGCCCTTACCACTGGCGTTAACGTACCAAATTGGGACTTTAGCGTCATACTGCGCAAGATCGGAAGTTTGACGCTTTTGATTCAGTTGCTGGGGCGAGGAATGCGAATGCTTAAGCAATGGCAGATTGACGCCGGGATGATTAAAAATGACCATCTCGTGTGGGATTTTGCCGGAACAATGGACGAACTTGGGCAGCTTTACTTTGACCCAATTCTGGAGCAGAAGCAGTTTCAGCAGCGATTTAGTGGCGAGAAAGACCCTAAGAAATGCGAGTATTGCGGAACTATGAATAGCTTCTACGCTCGCCGATGCATGAACGTAAACTCAGCAGGTGAGCGTTGTGAGTTCTTCTGGAAGTTCAGAGAGTGCGAGGATCAGATAGACCAGCGAACGAAAAAAGTAACCGTAAAGGGTTGCGGCGCGAAGAATGATGTCGTGGCGAGAATCTGCCGCTGTTGCGACGTTTCTTTGGTTGACCCAAACGAAAAGCTAAACGGTAAGGCTTACACCAAAAACGATTGGTGCGATGTTCTTGATTTTAAAGTTGGCCTGACAAAAAACCAGCGCGGTATCGTTTACACCTACCGACTGAGAGATTCTGCTGGTGTTGAGTTTACGGCTTATGAGAGGTTCTTTCCTGAGTCAGATTCGCAGATATGCAAAACACTCTGGAGAAGTAAAGGCGTTGTGCCGCACGTTGCTGACATTCATGATAAAAATCGAATGGCAGTTACCCGAAACGCATTAAAGCTGATGGAGTACGCTCACTTGATAGCCGCACCGCTGCGAGTTACGCACCGGAAAAACGTAAAGAAAGAAGACATAATTTCACGCAAGGATTTTGGAAATGAAACAGATTATTGATAAAGGTGACTACCTTGAGTTTTACCTGCCGGACAAGTCTGATATCAGGAAGGAGTCACCACACCAGATAGAGGCTTATCAGCATTTAAAGCACAGATACCCAATGTGGCTGGCGTGGCACACAAAAAACGAGGGTTTGAAAAGTTACAGAACTGCAGATATTGATGATCAGGAGGGTTTGCTAAAGGGTGTGGTTGACATAGTAATCCTGACTGGTTTCCAGGGATGCAAGTACCCGTTTGCGGCAATAGAAATGAAGCGCGTAAACAAGAGCGGGCCTGGTAAGGCGTCACCGGTCAGCAAGCAACAACGAGAGTTTCTTTCCCGCGTTCGCGCTCTTGGTGGTTTTGCCGCCGTGGCCTATGGCTCGGAGCAGTTTCGCGAGGCTATAAAGTTCATGATGGAATAGCACTTTTTGCAACACACTCCGGGGGAAACCCCGGTATTATCCTTTCCATCGAAACGAAGGAGAGCTTCATGAAAAAGTTAATTATTGCAGCAGCAATCGCACTGGTTTCACTCAACGCATCAGCTGATAGCTGTGAGAAAATCATCAACTACTCAATTGGTCATATGGTATCTAACGGCGCTAGCGCTGATGTTGTGAAATATCGCGATGTTTATGAGCAGACGTGCACCATTGCAGAGAAAGCTCGCCAATCAATGGGCAAAGAGGAATTTAAGCGCGCAATAATTAACGGATCCAGTCATGCGCTTGACCAGGGCGGAAAACCAGACGCAGCAGATACCAATACACTCGTTGCTGCAATCTCATACGACTATGCGGGAATTTAATATGAAAGACGACAATGACCAGGCAACACAAGACACCTTTATCACCCTTGATCAGGCCGGGCGAGAAGGCATGATCGCTGACTGCCTTGCTACAGGAGGTCACTACCAGGCATTACCAGACCCATCATGCTGCAAGGTTTCCGGCAAGCGATATCTCGGAAGCCAAACGCCTGACGTGGTTAAGGATTTGTGGGCAACCCCGAAAGAGGTTATCGACTTCATGATCAAGCGTTACGGCAAGTATGATCTTGATGCCGCCGCCACGCCAGAAAATGCCGTCTGCGATAAATTCTACACCCATCAGCAGAACTGCCTTAAACGCTGGTGGGGAAGCAAAAAGCACGTATGGCTAAACCCTCCTTACAGCAATCCGCTACCATTCGTTGAGAAGGCAGCAGAGCAGGCACGAAACGGTAATCAGATCGATGTCCTGCTAAACGCTGACAGCTCGACAGCATGGTTTCGACTCGCTCAGATGCGAGCTGCAGAAATCATCTGGATTGTTTCCGATATTGATTACCATGTAACTGACGACGAGATCGTTATTGAAAGCTCACACTCTGGCAGGCTTGCATTTACGAGCGCCGAAACCGGCCATCCGGTAAGCGGAAACAGTAAAGGTCAGGTGATCTTCATCTTCCGTGAAATGGATGAAGGCGAGCAGCAGCAAACGCACTACATTTCGATTGGCGATATTTGCCCATCGGTTAAAAATAAACGTAAACGCAAGGTATCACGATAATGGAAATCCAGGAATTAAACGAAGACCTGATGTGGATCTTATTTCAGGGCATGGTATGCACAGCTCTGGTTGATGCTGGTTTTAATGGTGACGCCTGGAATATGGCATCGTGCCTTGATATGTCTTTTGATGATGCGCGCGACTATGCCGTTGAAGATTGGGGCAGCATCATTAAAGAAGAGCTGAAAGAGTATCGCGAAGAAAATCCGGATAGCTTCAGCAAGTTGCACTGATATAAATGGCTCGTTTCGGCGGGCCTTAACCAGTAGGTGAGCAATGGAAATCCTCCAGGGTAAACAAGCAGTATGGCAGCACGCAAAAGATGCCGGAATGTCAGAAGACATAGCCTTGATAGCGCGTTACTTTGAGATCAAGGAAGTCAATATTTTTACTCCCGAAAATGGCGGGAAACTGACGTTCATTGAACAGCGCATGCCGAAGTATCACCGCGTTGCAGTTGCGGCAAAGTCAGGCTTGACTACTAAAGATCTTCTGGCTGAAGCTAAGCAGGAAAGAAAGAGGACGAAATGAAAGTTTTCAATCCATACGATTACGTTTCATACAGCGGGCAAATATATGATGATGCAGATTACAGGGTGATTCCTTGCGATGAGTGGTTGCCGCCCGATTTTGAGGCTGTCATGGCTCAGATAAAAGGAAGGGAAAAGCTCACCTTTGTCTATTACTCACCCTCTCACCATTGCTTTTTCAGCGAGAGTAGTGGCGGTAAAATTGAGATTGAGCAGGTTGAATACTGGTTGAAGATCATCAAGTAATACAGTATCGTTAGCGGGCTAAATTAACCCACAGGAAATAAGTAAATGAAACAGAAAATCAGTGACGAGCAGTTTCTTGAAGAGCGCGCAAATGGCATGACTCTCAAGGCAATTGCCGAAAAGTACGACATGAATATCCGCACTGTAGAAGGCCGAAGCTCTAAGCTGGCCCGAACTGGTCACGGTCACGGATCTCCGCACGTATCTAAGCACATTCCAGATGGATTCATGGTTAAGGGTACATCAACTATGATTCGCGAAGACGGTAGCGAAGTTGTTCGCTGGGTAAAATCAGCAGTTGACACCGAGAAGCTCAAGGCGCAGATGCAGGCTGTTGAAGATGCATTTTGCGAAGAGTTGCCGCGAGAAGAGCCTAAGCCGGTTCCAGAAATCAACTTTGAAAACACGTTGTCTCTTTATCCAGTATTCGATCTGCACATCGGCGCAATGGCTCATAAGCATGAGTGCGGCGACAACTACAGCACCCAGATCGCTGAGAGCGTGCTCAACAATTTCTTCGACTACTCAACCACAGCAGCGCCAAATTCAAAGCGAGCAGTGTTCTTGATTGGCGGTGACTTCCTTCACTATGACGGAATGGAGCAGGTTACGCCAACGAGCGGACATGTTCTGGATGCTGACAGCCGCTATCAAAAGTTGGTTCACGTAGCAATGCGGGCAACGCGTCGCGCCATCTCCAAAATGCTTGAAAAGCATGAGGCGATTGATGTTGAGATCATACCTGGTAATCATGATTTGTCGGGCATGGTATGGCTTCGCGCTGCGATGGCTGCATTCTATGAGAATGAACCACGCGTAAACGTTAATGTTTCTCCGGCTGCATTGCACGTCACGCACTTCGGCAAGACATTAATTGGATACTGCCACGGGCACGAAATGAAAAAGGCTGACTCGCGACTGACAACCCTGGCTCGCGACCATCGCCAGAAGTTCGGAGTAAGTGAGTATGTCTACACCCACAGCGGCCACTGGCATCACCAGACGGTGACTGAACACAACCTTGGGATTGATGAGGTTCACGGTCAGTTAGGCGCTAAGGATGCTTACAGCGCGAATGGTGGCTATCGCTCATACCGACAGGCGTCAGTAATCATCTACAGCCCGGAATTTGGCGAGATCGGTCGTCATATCTATAAGCCTGGAATGTAATTCAATCGGTGCGGGAAGCCGCACCAACCAACCTGGAGTAATAAAATTGAGTGATTGCATAATTTTCCACGGTGCAAAGACTAGAGATGGTTATGGTCAGGTTATGCATGAAGGAAGAACTAGACGCCTTCACAAGCTGGCTTACTGCCAAAGGCACGGAATTGAGTATGATTCAATACCAAAGGGTATTGTGGTAATGCACTCATGCGACACCCCGGACTGCTACAATCCAGATCACCTATCTCTTGGGACTCAAAAGCAAAACATGCAAGACTGCAAGATGAAGGGAAGGATTGGTGACAGGTTTGGCGAAAATAATGGCAGGTCAAAGATAAACCTTTACATTGCCAATGAAATAAGAGAAAAAAGCAAATCAGGGGTTTCTTATTCAAAGCTAGCCAATGAATATGGGGTTGGTAAATCAACAATATCAAGGGTTGTAAGAAATGAAAATTGGCAATAAAAGAGTTGTTGTTTATGATTTTGACGGCACGCTATCTTGCGGAAAGCATCGACTGCACGCACTGCCAACCGTTGACTTGCACCTTACTGAATCGTGGTTTGAGTTCAACCGTCTTTGCGTTGGTGACGCTCCAATCCGTGACAATATCGACGTCATGAATGCGATGTACGATGCAGGGTTATACGTAATCGTCCTGACCGGTCGATCTGACATTGTGCGCAAAGAGTCTCTTCAGTGGCTGAAAGATAACGGCGCTCGCTATCACATGCTGCACATGAGAAAGCAGACTGACAACCGAAAGGATACGGTCATTAAGGAGGAGTTCTTGCGCGATAAAATTGGCCTGAAAAACATCGTTGCAGCATGGGACGACTCACCATCAGTTATTGCGCATTTCCGCAGCCTGGGCATTACAACTTACCAGGTGGTAGATTATGGCGACGTAGATCGCAGTGACCTTAAATCTCATGGAGCCGAAAAATTATGAAAACGGTAATCATCCTTAATGGCCCGCCAGGTTGCGGAAAAGATACCATTAAGCAGAAGTTAGCCAACTTTAAAAATCTGCAATGTCGCAGCATGAAAGAGCCGATGTTCAAGATCGTCAAGGCCATGCTGGGCGATAAAACATTCAAGATCTTCATGCGAGACTATGAGGACCGCAAGCAGAAGGAATCACCGCAGGAATATCTGGGTGGAAAGTCTCCTCGACAATTTATGATCTGGATCAGTGAGGATGTTATTAAGCCGCTATTCGGAAAGCAGCACTTCGGCAAGCTGGCTGCTGAGGCTTTGCAGAAGGAGCACAGGACGGCAATTTTCAGTGACGGCGGTTTTCCTGATGAGGTTCGATGCCTGGTTGATTCAGGTTTCAAGGTGAAGCTTATCCGATTGCATCGCGAAGGTTTCACCTTTGAGGGTGATTCTCGGGACTATATCCACATCCCGGAATTGCTGGGCGACTTCAAATACAGTGAGCATGACGCAACCCTGCATGATGGCTACATTATGCATGGGTGCAGGCTTGTTTATGAGGCTGCATTTGAATAGCACTTTTTGTTAAAACTATATAGGTGGGGTGGTTTAATATTACCCCATCGAAACAAGCAACCCACACAAGGAAATCAACATGAAAAACTTTATGAACAAGCTGACTTCTACTCTGATCTGCACCGGCCTGGGCATGATGGTAACTTGTGGTTTTGTGTGGGTTATCCTCCTGGCTTCAAATTTTAAAGGATTTTAGTTGTGAGAAAGATGAAACTTAAATGCGTTCGTAACGAATCAAAAAGCCTTCCATATAGTGTTGGTGAGACATACAGCGCCACCAATGAAGGAAAGGGGATTATCAAGATCGAAGATAATCATGGGGGTTTCATCCTTGCTCCGCTAAATGGATACTATTTGGAATTTGAAGATGTAAAATAGCCTCATCAAACATGAAGTTAATAACGGCTGCCCGTGTGGGCGGCTTTTTTGCGTTTGCGTCTTATTGCCTGTCCGTGTATCATCCATATAAAATTGATTCACTTTTAATCACAGCAATATTGAGGCTAATATGATGCGAGACTTTATCAACGCAGCCACCATGACAAGTGGCGGCGCAACAATTTCCGGGGCTGCTTCAGGTCAGTTATTTATTGGGGTTGCCGGTCTGTTTTTCATGATCGTCTTTGGTGTATTTGGTGCGTGGCTGAGGCTTAAGGATTCCAAAGCACTACGCCGCGCCCTGGAGGCTGGAGACATCAAGACGGCAATACAAATAAGGAGCAAGTAAGATGGCTATTTTAAATCGTTACATCGTGGGCACTTCCCTAACCGGCGCTCTGGCGATCACCGCATCGCTATTGGGTGAGGTTGAAGGCACAAGGTACAAACCCTATATCGACATAGCAGGGATACCTACAGTGTGCGAAGGCATAACTGGTCCGGACGTTATATGGGGTAAAACTTACAGCCGCGAGGAGTGCGATGCATTGCTTTATAAGCATATCGCAGTTGCTAAAAAAGTTGTCGATGCGAAGGTTAAAAAGCCTATCACAGAGTCAATGCGCGCTTCACTTTACAGCTTTACTTATAACGTTGGCGGTGGCGCGTTTAGCTCCTCAACAATGCTTAAGCTGGTTAATGCTGGTAAGTATCGCAAGGCTTGCGACGAGCTGTTTAAGTGGGAGATGTACACCAACCCGCGCACCAAGAAAAAAGAGAAGTCTAAGGGGCTGCATAACCGTCGCCTGGTTGAATATTCATACTGTATTAAGGATCTTAAATGAAAAGACTGATCGCTTTACCTATCGCTCTAATGATGCTGGCGGGATGCGCATCAAGTCCACTTGATATCGTGAGTGGTGTTATCGGCAGCAAGCCAGACATGTCGGCGCAAGTGGGCGCGACAAACACAAAACAGGGCGTTGGCTTGACAGCCAGCAACGACGCCAGCAACGCCGCTGAGTCCACCATTAAGGATTCAACAGTGGGCAAGGTTGACAGCTCCAGCGGGAAGAAGATGAACGCCAGCAGCATTACGGCAGACATCATCCGGGCAGACACAATCCAGATCACGAACTCGGAGCCGGATAACGGCTGGAAATGGGTAGTTTTTGGCGTTGCCGCTCTGATGATTATTGGCCTGCTAATCGCCTGGCGAATATCCAAAAAGAAAGCCCCATAAGGGGCTTTTTTTATTCGTACAATCTGACGTGAAGAATGCAAACACCATCCTCATCATTCAGTCCGTGCTCAAACTCTCCAGACGCACGCATTGATGATGTCAGCAGCTGCAGCAGCGCCAGGTTTAACCCTGAACCGCTCACAGCATTAACGGCGCAGCACTCAATCACCGCATCAATTACAATTTGACTTTCAGCAAAAGTGTTTATCGACATCCCGAAACAACTCCTCATCACTCATCTTTTCAACGTTAACCATGAATCTAAGGTACTTGCTGTTTTTCGCGTCGATAGAGTGAAGATCGAAACGGAACGGCCTGCGAGCTTTATTCTTAACCCAGGTAACCCCTCCTGAAAGATCAAGATATCCCTCCGTGCATAGGCGGGGTATAAACTCGCGAGCCACCAGCGCGGCGAATTGCTTTGTTGTTACCCCAGCATGGCGCGCAAGTCGATCACACTCCTTGTGAGAGAACACAAACCCCGCCAGATTTTGACGGGTAAAATTGCGCTGAGATTCACAGAACCGGAACAGATCCAGAAGGAACATTGTTACACTCTCCCAAGGAATGTTGGATTAATGAAAACGTCTCCGTCAATCACACAAACATAATTCATCTCCTCCAGGATTGGCAGGAGGTGATCTTTGACACGTTTCGTCACGCCGGTTTGACCGTTGAAAGGTTTCACCCGGCGAACAGCCTCAATCAGGCTTCTCATCTTGACGGCACCTTTTGAGGCAGGAGCCTTCTTAATGATAGCGTCTGCCAGCGCGCGCAACTCAGCATCCTCACCAGCATGCCCGGCAGCGTTGGCGGCAGAAAGATAAGTCTTACTCAGCTCGTGAAACATCATGATCGCCTCCACCATGGTTTCAACCTCAATCGTGCGTGACTTTTGAGGGTTGGTATTGCCGAAGGCATGCCACTGACGGACAACATGCAGGACAGCAGCAATACGGATAGCCTGCTTGTCAAACTTACCCATTGCACCGCGAAGCATGGAATGCGAGAACTTGCCACCATCCGCCAGATCTGGCTCCATCTCCTGGCGCGCCTTGTTGAGTAATTTTGCCGCAGCCGGACTAACCTTCAGGCTAACTTCGCTGTCGCTCATGATGTTATGCACCAGCTTGTAATACTCAGCCACCAGCGTTGGATCGACAGATTCAAACGTTGAATCTCCGTTAGCATCCACGAACACACGACGCCCCAGATAGGACTCCTCACGAACAAGAAGGAATCGCTCTGATACACCGATGCCGCGAGAACCGGCGCTCATGATCGAGTCAATGGTTTCATCCTGTGCGATGACTGCGATAGCGCCCATAGCATCAAAGCTCATGTTGTTATCGGCATTGGCACGAGCTATCGAAACGTGTCCACCATCCCACGCCTTCAGAACTAACTCGCTGTTCGTCTTGCGCGAGCTGTCCTGATAGGTCAGGCCCAGAAGGCTGTTAATACTGGTTGCCTCATCAGAGATTACTGCAAAGTTACCCTGTCTGAAGTTGATTCGAGCCAAACCCTCTGGCGTCGTGTCTGATACCGGGAAAATGATATCACCCATGCGATCCAGCTTCTCCTGCAGATCTTCCTGCTCCTGGTAAAGGTCTGCCATATCTCCTTTTGATTTCTCGCCTTTCATCTCATTTTTGAGAGCGGAAAGCTTAGCCAGTATCTTCTTTCGCTCTTTTTTGCGAAGCTCATTAATTCGCTGAACCTCTGCAACCATGGGTTTAATACTCAGGCTGTTTATTGCTGATTTACCGGTTGATGGTGGCTGGCTGGTCACAATGTAAAGCGCAGTTGGCTGTTGCGTGCCGTGATACTCGACAGTAAAGCGCCCGAGCATCGCCGCGCTGATGCAACCCAGGAAGTGAACGTAAGCAGAAGATTCAGGAAACTGGACAGAACGAGCAGTATTGCCAGCAAGCTTGCCAACGATGTCAAAATCGTTACCAAGTGAAATGGCAGGGTACTTCTCATTTCCGTTCTCAATATCTACAGCCTCACCCCAGAAGTTAGCAGCATAGTTGTAACCGGCCTCACGAATAGCAACGCGCAGAGGCTTTAACCCCTGAGTGTTGGCGATTTCGATTATCTGTTGCGGGCTGATCCTGCTGTTAAATAAATTCACAATCTTACTCCATGTTAAAGCGCCGAAAAATCACGACGCCTTTAATACTAACTGAATAGAGATGAAACCTACAAATATTTCGCCCAAAACGTCGCCACCGCACAACTGAACCCCAAATCTTCGCGGTAGAGAGTGTAACCGTAACCCTCATCATCAAAGATTCGTCCAGCTACGCCACCCAGAGCGCGTCCGGATTCAATCTGATACCGTTTGCCAGGCTTAAAGCTGTCTTTCTTCTGAGGGCCAATGATGCGCATACATTTGAGGGTTTTAGTCTTCAGCTCCAGGAACCGGCAGACCACATCGCCGCCATTAGAAAGCAAGATCTCTCCGCAAACTCCAACCGAAAGATAAACACGACGCTTTTTACCTTCAACCTCTGGGCTTTTTACGGTGATGCTGATATTACCCTCATCACTTACCCTGGCAGTGTAGAGGCGATCTTTTTCGATTGTTCCTAGACCTGCAACCCAAGTGCATTTCAGCTTGATTGATTTAGACATGATAAAAACCTTATGTTTTTGTTTTCGATAAAACAAATATACCCGGAACGGAGTCCGTGCTTTTGTCATTTCGTGCTGTTGTCATGGAACACGGCTCTGGCGAAGCCTCGCGGCGTCAGTGAGCGCAACTGCTTAGTCCTCGCCGAATTTCCGCCAGTCCAGCGCCACGCCCAGAAGTAACCGATATTAATCGGGCCTGGCTTCTTCGCTGGCATCTCGAAACCGTTGCCGTGCCAGATGCAAGTTTTCTTTGTGTAACCATCAAAGAGAGGCATCCGTGGGTGATACGGCTGATCTGCCTCAGTCATATAGCCGCCGTACTCATGCGGATGGAAGTACGCATTCGGCTTACGCCATAGTGTAGACATCTTGCCTACTGGATTCTCTGCCATCCACGGACATTTATAGAAATCGCCAAGCGCCTCAACCAGTTTGGCATTAGCCAAAGCAACCTGAATATCATCGGCATTGCGCTCATGCCGCTCACCTGACACAGCAAACAGGGTGCAATCCGGGAAGCCAAATATGATATCAGCTGGCGGTATCTTCTGAGAGTCGATGAAGTCCATGAACTGATCCAGCCCCTCGATCCAGATATCAACGTAAGTGATGTTCGGGTGATCGACTCGTGCCACATACTCACCGTGATTGCCCTTGCTGGAGTTGAAGCAGAAGCATTTTGCACCAGCTTTAGCCCATGACTCCACCATCAAACCCGATCCATCAAAGAGAGAATAAATAACCTTTTTCATTTACGATCCTTAAAATGGAATGCAGTAACCGCAAGCCTGATATCCATTGCAATCACACTTGTGCGCTTCTGGATCTTCAGTCAGATCAACATTAAATGGAAGGCTCTCGTCGTCCATATCCATATCACCAAGCGCATCGCTCAGGCTGATTTCACCACGAGCAACTTCATGACACCAGGATTCATTAAGACCCGCAAACATCGCGGCGTTGAATTTAGCGCGGTAGATGTCTGAGGTTGGGTGATTATTCATTGCTTATTTTCCTTTATTTCGGGGCGGAACAATCCGCCCTTAATCAGTTGGATTTAACCGCTCAGGGATGCATGCCAATAATATGGCCTTCGAGATTGTTCGCCATATTCACGAAAACATCATAACCAACCCGGCTAATCTGCGAGCTACCATCAACGCAGACGCCAATATCACCCGACACAAGCTTAGTGAAGCGAACATAGCGCAAGCCGTTGTAATCAGTGCGGATTCCTACGGCTCCCGAATCGTGTACTGCGCAAATGATATTGGTAGCGCCTTTCTTAGTGCTCATCTTAATTTCCTTCAGTTGTTTTATTATCGAAAGCTTTAAACTCAAACGACACAGTAGCACCTTGTTGATCGCATTTCAAATAGTGCCAGCGCCATTCGCAAACTTTTTCGCCGGTATCCATGAACTCAATCCAGCCGTAATTAATATCTTCAGCACGGCGACATACAATAAACTCCTGATCGAAGAATCCAGAAATTCTACCTGACTTTCTGAAATCAAGCACGGCGCGAGCAACCTCTCTTGCCAGATCTTCCTCAGCTTGTTTTCTTTTGGCTTTGAGTCCTGCAAATGAATCAATCGAATCAGTAATGTCACGCAAAGCAGACGATGCATCTTTCCAGGGTGATTTGGCGTTAGTCAATCCAACGGTTTGAAACTGATCGCCTGACGCCCGCACCAGGGGTAAATCAAAGCCGTCAAGCTGAAGGCGATCGCCAAACCATTTACCGATTGCACCTGGGATACGTTTCCTTTTCATTTATCACCGCCGTTATTAAAGCAGGTCCAGAACATGCCGCGCTCTTCTTCAGTCAGTCGGGAGTGAGAAAGCCACTCTGCGATCTGCTCTTTATCTTCACCCATATCAGCCAGCTCAACAGCAGCGGCACAAACTGCGATGTAGTCAGGCTCTTCGCCGATAACATATTCAGCCGCAGAATCACCGACATAAAATGACCCGAGCATTGCGGTTAATGCGATTGCGATTGCGGTAATTCGTTTCATGATAAATTCCCTCAGTTAATGGCCAGGATAACTGGAATATTAATTAGCAAGCTCGAAAACAAATGCACTTTCTTCACAGGTTTTAGCCAGCCTAAGCCATGTTGCCCGACCTTCAGGGCATGAACAAGCTGCTGCTTTGGCGTTGTATGCTTCAGCCTTAGCCTGAAACTCTTTTTTAAACAGATTGGCAATTGGGTTTTTGTTCACTTTTACTTTCCCCTTTAAGATGATTTCGTTTCGATGACCCAATAATACTCAATTCGATATGATAATGTTTGGCAAAAAGTGCTATTCATTAATGATGAGCGAATGACCAGGCCACGGCTGCTCGTAACCCAGAAGCGAGTCATGACGACCAGAGTAAGGACACCAGATCGAGCCGTCAGGAAACATGACAATCCAGTGACTGTGATTGCTGCCACGCCACGGGCGAACGCGAACGATACGACGCATGCCCTCTGACTTCCTGAATGGCACGCGCTCCAGGGTGAAGCCAGAACACTCAGCCACTTTGATAAGGTCAGCGTAACTTGATGCGTTAGTCTCACGCCCCAGAGCAATGCGCCAGTCTGTCTCAATCTCCTCATAGTAAAGTCGCAGGAACGTTGCCAGAGCTGCAGCCCCGCAATCATTATCCTTACGCTGCCTGATAAATCTCTCAGGTAATTGCTGATCATCTGTCATGACTTAACCCCCTCGTGTGTGAGCATTAAGCATGCTGCCATACGTCCTGAGTGGTTAGGCAAAAAGTGCTATTTGGCATTCCACCGATCCAGTACCCGATCTGATTCATCCCAGATATATAGTGTGCTACTTAATCGCATCACATCTAATCGATCGCTATCATATCGCACGCAATTGAATAGCACGCAATATACTTGCGCACAATTAGATAGCGCGCAATTTAGTTGTACACGATGATGATTGCATTCGCTCATTGTTGGTTGTGGTCAATCATCAATCATAACGTCGTTGTGGAGAGGTGATACTGAAAACATGCTCCTGGCTGGACGATTCACCGGGTATTTTTCGCCACGAATCTATCAAGCTTTGTATTTGTTTATATGGAAATGTGCATCATGCCTGCCGCAAATCTTAGTATATATTCACTCCGAAAAACTCCTTATGATTCAGCAGTGTGCAAATGTTATATTGTTTGTATGAAAAAGTGCGTAATATCATCTTCCGCACTTTCTCGTATATATTTGCCGCAAATAATATATATTCAATTTACCTATATAGATGATAAATAAGAGTTTATTATTGTAGTAAATAAATATATATCTATATGTGCGGTAGATATACCCTCACCCCCATATATCTGGCGGATTGAGTGATGATATGTTTGTTGCGCCGCAGCATGTATGTATATAGGGGGGTATGCAAAATCTTCCGCACTTTTTCGTATAGTGTATTCAGCACCAGGCTCAGCATAGCAACATCAACCACTTAACGATTAAGCTGTAGCTGAAATCTATAACATATAGGTTGTTGACATCACTCCGCTATATTCGTATAGTGAACTTATATCACAACGCAACGAAAGGAGTTAACGAACCATGAATACCAATAAAAACACACGCTTAGAGTTTCGGCATGCTCTGCAACAGGAAGCAATGAAGCTCACAACCGGCGAGGAGGAGGTGATTGAGGTAAGTAAACAACTCATTGCCATTGAGGTTGAGGGTGGCGACACCATCTCTGAGAACTACATCAGAAATGCCATTAACCAGTATGCGCCTTTCAGCAACACCGGCAACAGAATAAAGGTGAATGGCAAGGGGGCTAAGTTCAAACTAACCCTCATGAGCACTGAGGAGATCGAGAGAATTAACCGAGTGCCACGGCTTGCAGGCGGGCAAATCACCCACGCAGCAATCAACTCCACCAGCATTGCTCAGGTAATGGCTGCAGTCATTGAGGCGGAACCAGACCTGAGCGAGATGAGTGGTAAGCAACTGGAAGCGGCTGTGAAGGTCGTGGCTCTTTACCGCTCCAGCCTCATCGAAAAACTGAAGGAGATCACCAATCATGAGTAACATCACCATCCCACTCAACGGAGTTTACTTCGACCAGATCAAAGCGGGCACCAAGCTGGAGGAGTATCGCCTGGTTAATGATTACTGGACCAAGCGCCTGCTGTTCCGGAATTATGACCGCCTCATCCTCACAAGGGGATATCCGCGCAAGGACGATGAAGGCCGGCGCATCAATCTCAAGTATCGTGGCTTTGAGGTGAGGGACATCACACACCCACACTTTGGCCCGGAACCGGTCCAGGTGTTCGCAATCAAGATCGACATGGAGACGCAGGAATGAGCAACAAACCGGTTTACCTGCGCATCAGGAGCATTGAGATCTACTTTTTGGTTGGACTTATTCAGTCTGGCAGGGTTTACATACGGAACCCAGACGAATCCTGGAGTCGGATAGAATATCAGTTTGGAACTGGTATGGGCGGTTATATCAGCCGTTACATTGAAAGCAACCCACACCACAGATATTTCATGCGGGTTTCCTGAATAGCACTTTTTGCAACACATTGCCGGTCTAGTTCCGGCATAATTAACACTCAATAAACAACGGAGCTTCAAAATGAAATCGTCGAAATTATCAATCTGGTCAGTGCTTCGGGTTATCCCGATGTTCTTCGTCGCATCATGGGTTGCTGCAATCGCAGGTGCGCACGTCCTTGAGGAAGTTAAGCACCTGGCAACATCTCCCATATCTGCCGTAATGGTTTTGGCCGCATGCCTGCTGACTTTGTTTGGCACATTGGTTATCGTCTTCATGGCCCTTTACCGGCTCGACGGCCTGGCGACTCGATTTATGGATGGCCTTGAGGGTAAGAAGTGGAGATTTAAATATCTGAATGTTGGTTATTGTCGATCATTGTGGCTGGTTGACAAAAACAGCTATTGCGGGTTTGGTAAGTTAGGTTATCACGGCTTTAGCATCGGTTTCTTCACAGACTTAAAGTTTAGTGAGGGTTTCGTTTCTGCGAGCAATTCAAATCAATATGCGCAATACCGAATCTGGCGGCTTGCGGTATCGTGGACTAAACAGCACTAATTGGTAAAGGGCGCTCATCCTGATTGGTATAATGCCCACTCATTCAACGTAATTGGAGTATCAAAATGGATAGCACATCGGTAGTTGTTTTTCTTATCGGCCTGGCGATATTCGCCTTCTTTATCTCAATGACCGGCCTAGATAACATGGTTAAAAGTCATCGCGCACAGGTATGGATTAGCACAATCGCAATTTGCGTTTGTTTCTGGTCAGTCGTCGCCGCTGTAATCGTGGGGCTTTCATCTGGCAGCCAATAGCACGAATTGCAAAACCACGATCTTACGGTTGGGGTATTATGTTTTCAACGCAGGAATTATGGCAATCATCTTGATGGTTTATAAATGTTCAAACTTTACGTTAAATATTTTGGTTGCGATTATGAACTTGAAGAAACATTCTCAAGTCACTCGGAAGCAACAGCTAGTGGTAAATTCATTATGTCCAATGTTCGTGGCGTTGTTAACTTCAGAGTTGAATAGCACGAATTGCAAAACATACCCGGCAAATGTCGGGTATTATTTTATCTAAACCAATCACAGGAGATTCACCATGAAAGAATTAGCGATATTGAAAATTAACGGCAGCCGCTCGGGAAATAATGGAAGTTACGTTCCATTAAATGAATATGTAGAATTGCAAGCAAAGTTTGACAAGCTTAAATCTCAGAGTGACGCGCTGGCGGCTGAGAATGCTGCCTTGAAGGAATTGTATCGCCAGTCGGTAAAAGATTTGGATGATACCTGTTTCGAAATCGGCATGATGCGAGGAGAAAAGTCGATGGAGTATCCGGCCCCAGAAACCCCAGTCACCGACGCCTACCTAAACTCTGTGCGGGCTGAAGGTGTGGATTATGTTGCTGAGGCAATCGGCGCAAAATGTGCAGAATTGAAAGTGGGTAGCAAGGACTGGAAAGAATTAAAGAGTATCGTTTTTATGCTGGGAGACTTCTCCTCCAAGCTCCGCGCAGGAGAGCCATCATGACCGAAGAGCAGAAACAGGCGCTGATTGAAAAGTGCAAGAATGAAATTAGTCGCTATACCCACCTGGTAAAGACATTCGATCCAAACGAAGGTGAAGAGATGGAGGAATATCAACAGAATATCCAGGATTGGAATGATATCATCTCCGTTAACACCCTGGCTCTTGTATCACTGACTGCGCCCGCCGCTGACCTGGCTAAAATGGTGCCGGATGCTAAAGCAATCCGTAAGGAAGCTGGGGGTTATGCCCCAGTATATTCGCTGCAAGAGCAGCAGTTATTTATTGATGGAGCATCATGGTTACGCGCCGCCACGCTGCGCAACATTGAGGAGTGTGGAAGTTTGTCGAGCGGTGCGGATTGGTTCAGGGAGCAATATCTCCTGAAAATAACGCCACCACAAAAGCACGAATAGCTAAAAACGGATTGTGCCATGGCGGTACAATCCAAACTCAATCACAGTGGAGAAAAAAGATGAAACAGCCAAAAAATTCTATGCGTATCGGCGACATTGAAACGCTGGTCATGCACGAAGGCGGCTTTAAGGTTGAAGCGTCATACCCGCTTTACATCCAGACCGAGCGCGAAAGCGAGTCTGATTACTTCAGCAATCCTCACATGTTCGCGATCAAGGATGAAAAGAAAGTCCTGGTCAGTGAGCTGGCTCGCGCTGGCGTGCCGTTCCAGATGAATCAGCGTCTGATGTATGACGGCGTGCCTGTCTTCGCTTTTGATATGATGCCAGGTTCGGTGCTGGTATCCGTCAAAGAAACGATGGCCTGGGAGAATGCTCCTGAAGCAGGCTCAACTTTCTGGATCAACTTCAGTGACGAATACCTGAAGTACACCGGAGAGTAATATGCGACGCCACCAGGTAACATGCAACTGCAACGCCTATGATTTCCTACACCGATTTGGCGGCGGCAGATGCTCAGGTTTGTCAGTTGTTGAATCTGCCATTGGTGGCGCTCACTGTTCCAGTTGCCACCTGAACAACACAGGCTGCGAAGTGATGAAAGGTCAGGAGCATCCGCGAGAATGTCCAGCCGTCCAGGACTTTATCCAGTATTGGGAGATAAAATTATGAGCAAGTCAAATCGCTCAGATCTTGAGCCTCATACCATTTACCTGCTTTCCTATTGTCCAATCATGATTTGCATCACGCGGGAGGTTGCTGAGAATGTTGCCGCTAAGCTGTACAAGGCTGGCTCATACAGAATCCGCCGCTCAACTGCTGATGATATAAAATATGTCATTGGTGAGGAATAGCACTTTTTGCCAAACATGCCCGCCGCCGTGCGGGTATTATTGTCTAATCGAAACGAGAGGAGATTCAAAATGTCAAAACGTAAAGCTGTTGTCCGCCTGCTGGGTCCGAGCATTTACAACGATGCCACCATTAAATCGCTACCATATCCAATCCTTGTGGAAGCTGAGCTTTGCAGCATCCTTACTGCTTATGCCAGCGTAACCGAATCGGCTGTTAGAAAGCTGCTGGGCTTTGGTAGCTGTGAAACTGGCCTTACGTGGTTCAACCCATGGGATCTTATTGGTGATGAAATGGAAAAATCATGGGAGGAAGTTGAGGTTAACCCATTCCTGCAATGGAACCTACTCAAAAGCTCACGCGATGTTGGCGCAATGCCACCTTCTATCGAAGTAATCAGATAAGGTGATAAATCACTAAGGCAAAAACAAAGCCGCTTAGAATAGATTCTATGTGGCTTAAGTCAAGCGAGAAAACGCAATGAAATTGAAAGTAACAAAATCAAAGCACCCAACGTTCAAAGCTGGTGTTGTGGTTGGTGCGATTAAGCCAAATTTGTCTGATGAAGCTCTGATTATAAGGGGTATGGATGGCTGTACTTACTTCGCACGGAAGCATGGTAAGAAATTTACCATCGGAGGAAAGTTTGGCGATCCAGTTGTTGAGCTTGTCAGGGCTAATCCTGAGCTCTCGCCGGAAGAGAAAAAGAAACGCCGTGATATGTGGATCGAGATCGGCATTCTGTCAATCTGTTCAATCGTGTTGTTAATCGCTGGAGTGATGAAATGAAAAAGTTAAAGCTGCGCTGCATCTGCACGCCAAATGGTTTCGATTTAGGCAAGAGTATTGCTGATCGAATAAACGAATGCTATCACGTTGGCGGTACTTATTTTGCGGAGCCTCGCGATAAGCTGACTCAGCTCCAGTTGGATTCCGGATGGATTGCTACGTGGGATCTTATTCATTTTGAGCTGCTATTCAGTATCAACAAAAAGCCGGACGCCAACAACCGTAAAGGGCAGTCTTACTATATGGCCCCCGGCGTTCCTGGTCTGGTTTTCACAGATAAGATGCACAATCTTGAAGTGCGTGATACCCGGCGCAATAGCGATTGGGATAAGCTTCAGGATAAGCGAGTTGTGCGCCGGATGTATCGGCAGATGGCGAAGAACTTTGCTGGCGCTACAGATCTTCAATCGGCAAGAAACCACAAGCGTTAATAAAAAAGCCTCCATAGCGGAGGCTTTGTTGTTTATGGTGCGGTACCAGAGTAAACCAGCTCCGCTGAACCACGCGCCCAGGCGCTTGCCTTGTCGGAGATCGGGCCGATAATCTGACCTTCGCTGAAGGTGAAGTGTGCCACGTCAAAGTTTTCGGGGGCAGAGTCACCGATGTAGACGAGGGCGAAACCATCCTTTGCCTGAGCGGTAACAATCTCAGTAGCGTTAGCGAATCTGAACCACTCGCGCGGCTTCAGTCGTTCTTTAAGTGTTGCCATTTTTATTGCTCCAGTAAAATATTAGTGATGAATCGTGTTGACCAATCAGAAGTGGTAACGGGGATTGTAATGCGTCCAGCTTCTGCCTGCAACTTAACGCTGCTGCCGTTGCTGAATGTAACAGTGGCAGACGATGCTAGCGGCTCATCAATATAGGCTGACATTGCCGCTCGCGACCCTGTTACTCCAACGCCATTGATAATTGGCGAGGTGCGGTTTCCTCCCGGCTCAAGCTGGGCTAGCGCAGTGTCAACGGATGTTGCAGATCGCTTGCGGTAGCAGCTCGCCACAATCGGACCGGCTGGCACAACTTTGGTTCTGCCGTACAGGTAGAGAGATGTACCCTGGCGCGCAGTATACCAGCGAAGTGCTGAAGCTGTAGGCAGTGAGCCTTTCAGCATTACGGATTGCCATGGCCCAGAGTCGCCCGGATCTAACTGCTGTTGAATCCAGGCCGAAACCTCAGAGTACAGCGCAATAAAAATTGACCCAGGGTTTGACATCGCCGCCTTGACTCCAATGGATGAGTCGGAAACGGTGACGGTAGTTCCGCCAGAGTAAACCCAATCCTCTGTAGGCCCGAGCGATGCGATGCTTTCAAAGTTCGTGGATGGCTGGTAGTTCGTAGACGCTCGCTCCGGCTCATGGCGTCCGACAGCGGCTCCCGCCATGTATTGCAAAGGCCATTCATTCGCTGCAGACTGCTTGATTGTGCCGTCTTGCGATAGGTAGCTGTGAGCTGGTGCCGAAAACCTCACTCGCGGATCGAGAGAAGCAGCCAGAAAGCTGATCTCGGGATTCTGGATAACCGGTCCAGAGTTACCGGCGCGAGCGCCAAACATCATCGGCATAAGAATACCAAATCTTGAATTTCTCATGGTTTTACCTCCGTTAAAATGAGTTGCGATTATAGCACGAATTGCTAAAACTCATATCCTGAAACCAATCATAATACCCACACAGAAAACAACCAATGAAGGAATAACAAATGAAAACTTTTATCCCTAAAGGCGATAAATTCATCATCACCTCTGCCAGCTTTATTGCTCCTGAATCTGTTGACGGATTTACCGCCAACTTAAGATACAGCCTTAATCGCTGCTATGCAGACATCGAAGGCAGTGTAACGTATGGTTTCTGTGATGATGATAGCGGCATTGAAACCTATATCGGAAATGATCGCCTCGGTCCTTTCGATGAGATGCTTGTTTTCAATATCGAGTCTTCATACGACAACCACGCCGCGCAGAAGAAAGCACTGCGTCACCGCCATATGCTTATTCGTGCATTCGTGAAGCTGGGCCATAGTTACGGCTGGTGCGACAGCAAGATCAAACGTACCTGTTTCAATATCAACCGCAAGCGCGGCAACAAGTATGAGACGCACACCCTCAAAGAGTGGGCGCGACAGATGGCTGCTCCGTACTTCAATGATGACGGCTCCCTGGCAAATATTGATTACATGATCGAAACGCCAGATCACGAAATCACCCAAGATTTCTTTGATGAAATGGCAGAAGAAGATTTAACCAACTGGTAAGCACGAATTGTTAAAGGCCGGTCTGCAAGATCGGCTATTATCAACACTCAAACAACAAACGGGAATTAATCCATGAATAGCAAGAATCTTAAAATCAAATGCCGCAAAACTTTCGTTAGCGGTAAGTTTACCGAAGGTAAGCTTTACTCAGTTTTATCATCAAGTGACTTTGGCGGGCATGGTCACAGAATCCAGATCATCATGGAAACAAACAACCCAGGGGAAAAGCATCAGTGTTGGATGCCTGCAACTATGAGATCAGGCGACATGTCTTATTCGGAATGCTTCGAGCTGGTTGTTGAAGAAGACGTGACCGCTAAGCATAATGACATCGCCGATGCCATTCAATACTCCATCCAGTGCGGTATGCGGGCTGGTGGGCCAATTTTTGCAGCAATGAGGCGCGGCGATTATCTTGGCGAGGGGTTTATTTCTCGTTGCGTGATCGCCGATCTTGATACGCCAATTGTCAAGGCAGGCCCGAAGGAGGGTGAGGTTGATATTGCTGGCAATGATTGTGCGTTCAGCATTTCTGCTAATGGTCTTTTTGAAGTCAAAGAAGCAGGCAGCGTAACTAATCGTCAAGTTCTTGAGGAGTTGCGTAACGTCCTGCGATGTCCTGATGGTGCGAACATCGTTACATGGGCTGAAATCCTGGCTGCTGGCTACTTCGGTGAAAAGCATCGCAAAGGCGGGGCCATTGAGGACGCGATCCACTACAAGAAAAACGGCGCATACAGCGACGAAACGCTGTCGAAGATTCTCGCGGCAATCGTGAACGATGGCACGAATTGCTAAAACTCCTGGTCGGGGTTGCGATATAGTAACCCCACTGAAACGCAACGGAGATAAGCAAATGTCAAAAGTTAAAATTAAAATCCTGTTAACTGATCGCCTGGGTGATCTGCAGACTGAAGATCTGGCAGATTGTGGTTTTAATGCCGGTGATGTAGTTTTTGCTCACATGAACGAAGACGGTTCAGCAGATGTTGAGTCTTGCGATTTTGATCGAGCAACATGGGGTAGCGGATTCATTCACCTTGATGCAGAAGAGTTTGAGGTGATTTAGTGATCAGGTACATTCATTACTTCAGGGTGGCGTCAGGCCACCGTCACCGCGAGATCAAGCACGTCTACACTGATGAAGATAAGGCCATGATGGCCCTTCGTCTTTGCGGTGGTCGCGTTGAGGTTGTATCGGTAATAGGGGAGTTCAGATAATCCATGTGCTCTGAGTGGTGTTTTCGAATGATGCTTGAGGCTCAGGCCAAAGGCGATGTTAAATCAGTTGCTGATTATTGGCAGTTGGCGCAGGAATGGAACAGCAAGGGGTTTTGATTATGTTTGGACTTAGTGAGCCTCATTACAACCTATGCAAGCAGGCTGCACGCCGCTGCAGTGACGAGCTTGAGAAGGCAATACGCGACAAGGGAAAGACAGCCAGAGCGCGAGCAAAGGCTTATAGCGAGCTTGCTGGTCCTTGCATTGACAAACACCACAAGCAAGTTTCAACGCTAATGCCTCGGCTTACTTTCGCATGGTTAATCGGTCACCTTAATGATCGCTTCGGTCATGATGATGGAGAGTACGAATAATAACCAATCAGTGCGCATGGCTTAATTAAACCTTGCGCTGTCATCCACCATGAAATAATATTCAAGTCGTCGGGCGGCGATGGAAAATTAAGTTAACCATGACCGACAAACCCGAAAGCGGCGCATCAAGTCGCGACAAGGCCCACAAATCGGAGGATTGTGAAACCTCGCCGGATTCCGTAACCGGCACCAATTAAGGATCGAAAAGTGAAAACCTTTGACATCAAAGTTACAGTTAGAAAAATGGGGCGCAAATGCGCCAACTGCATTCAGCGGGCAAACGGCAAGTACAAGGCGGAAAACGCTGAGGCTGCAATTTCCATGATGAAGCAGAAATTAAACGTGGACCTGGATACGCATCAGGTTTCAATCGATCTTATTCGTGAGGTGTAAAAATGCATGCTCTTCTTCTCATTCTCTTATCATTATTTTGTTTGGTCGTTGGCGTATTTTTGGGCGTTCTTTTTGTCGCGGTTAAGCTGCACGCAGGAGCAAAAAAAGGAACCGCAGTTTTTGCGCTTCGTAACCACAAAAAAGATCAGTGGGTAGTAATTGGCAATCTGCTTTCAATCTCAGCGAACGTAACTGAACGATTGCGAAAGTCAGACCCCAAAGAGCCATGCGATTCAGTTCACTATGTCTCATTATAAATAAACCCGCTTCGGCGGGTTTTTTTACGCCTGTACTTTGCTATAATCCAAATCCATCGTAACAAGGAGTGCAGCCATGAGCAGCAAAGAAACCAAAACAACTAAAGATTATCTTGAGTCTGGAAACTTCAAGGCTCTCTACAATAAGCAGTATGGAGACATTGCCAAGATCTCAAAGCAAGCATCAATGACACCGGAGCAGGTCTTTGAGCAGGCAGTTTCCTATTTCACCTGGGCTGAGTCGAACTCCATCAAGGCTGCTGAAACTGCATCCTTCCAGGGTGAGGTTACTGAGAGCAAGATCCACAAGGTGCGAGTTTTCACCGTTACCGGCATGTGTCTGTACCTGGGAATCTCCAACAAGACCTTTGAAAGATGGCGCAGCATGGATGGCTACAGAGATGTTGCGGAGTGGATCGACTCGGTTATTTACGAGCAAAAATTCCAGCTCGCAGTTAACGGGATAGTCAATTCAAGCTTCATCGCTAAGGACATTGGTCTGGATAAGCCGGCAACAATCAACGTTGGAACCACTACGGAAACTGTAAGCGGAGAAGAGCTTAAGGACGCTGTAAAATCAGTTCTAGGGGCGCTGGGGGAATAATGGCTAGAAAATATAAAGAATTGCCTAGCGCGGAGTTGCTGCGTTCAATTCTGAGCTACGATGAAAATACCGGCGTGCTAACATGGAAATCAAAGCTAAGCAGGAAGACCGTGATCGACTCTGAGGCTGGGACTGTAAATCTTAATGGTTACCGCCAAATTCAAATTCAGGGCCAGATATACATGGCGCACAGGGTGGCCTACAAGATAAAGACAGGAATTGACTGCCTTCTTGATCATCGCGATCTTAATAGGCTTAACAATGCATTTCTTAACTTGAGGCCGTGCAGCGAAAGCCAGAACAATATGAACCGCTCTATACAGAGTAACAATACAACCGGATTCAAGGGGGTTAGTTTTCATAAGGGTCGCAATCAATATCTAGCTTACGCTAAAATTGATGGCGTTATGTTTTTCGGTGGGTGGCATAGCAACGCCAAATCAGCAGCAGCCTCTGCGGAAAATTTGAGAAAAAAAATTCACGGGGATTTTAATCGAAATGGCTAAGTTAATTGCATGGGAAGAGCTGACGCCAGCCGAAAAGCTGGCTATCAAAGGGTTGAGTGTCCACTCATTCGAACGATTCATTCAGATCTGGTTTAACGTTATGCAAGCTCAGGTGTGGGGTAGCAACTGGCACCACAAATACCTATGTCATGAGGTGGAGGAAATTATTGCAGGGAGGCGCAAAGACACTATCTTTAACGTTACACCCGGATCTGGTAAGACTGAGATTTTCTCAATTCACCTGCCAGCCTACTCTATGATCAAGTTACCCAAGGTTCGAAACCTTAACATATCCTTTGCTGACAGCCTGATTAAGCGAAACTCAAAGCGAGTGCGTGAAATCATTGCCTCAAGAGAGTGGCAGGAGTTGTGGCCCAGCAAGTTTGGCACAAATAAAGACTCAGAGATTAAGGTACTCAACTCAGAGCAAAAGTCATGGCTTGAGCTTATTTCAGCAGCGGCTGGAGGCATGGTAACCGGTTCGCGCGGTGGGTATATGACTGATGGTTACTCCGGCATGGTGATGCTTGACGATATCGACAAGCCAGATAACGTGCTGTCAAAGGTGAAGCGTGAGAAAACTCACATGCTACTGAAGAACACCATTCGATCACGACGCATGAAAGACACTACGCCGATTATCGCGATTCAGCAGCGCCTGCACACTCAGGATTCAACGTGGTTTATGATGAACGGCGGTATGGGTATTGAGTTCGATCAGATATCAATCCCGGCGATGGTTACTGAAGAGTATGGCGAATCACTTCCTGATTGGTTAAAACCACACTTCGTCAAGGATGTTTTGTCGTCTGATTTTGTTGAAATCGATGGGGTTAAGCACTACTCATTTTGGCCCGCGAAAGAGTCAATTCACGATCTAATGAAGTTAAGGGAGGCTGACCCATACACTTTTGCATCTCAGTATCAGCAGTTACCATTTGCGCTGGGTGGCAACGTGTTCAATAGCTCATGGTGGCAGTTCTACGGAACCTCAGATCGGTGCATGGAGTTTGAGCCAGACCGTTACGATTACCGATTCATAACAGCGGATACCGCCCAGAAAACCAGTGAGCTTAATGACTACTCAGTTTTCATCCTCTGGGGAAGGAAGGGCGACAAAGTTTACTTTATCGACGGCGTGCGAGGAAAATGGGAGGCTCCGGAGTTGAGAACTAACTTTGAGGCTTTCGTTAATCAGTCATGGCGAGAAAACAAGAACATGGGCACGCTCAGGAAAATCTACGTTGAGGATAAAGCGAGCGGTACGGGGCTTATTCAGGATCTTGCGAAAAAGACTCCGATAAAAATAACACCGCTGCAGCGAGACAAAGATAAAACGACGCGCGCCATGGATGCGCAGCCAGTAATCAAAGCCGGTCGCGTGGTGTTGCCGGACAATCATCCGCTTATAGCTGAGTTTCTGGCTGAACATGCAGCGTTCACGTATGATGATAGCCATAAGCACGATGACATTGTTGATAACACACTGGATGCCGTTAACATCGAACTCAACATTTCCACTAACCCTGTTGAGAGAATGAAAAAGCTGGCGGGCCTTGCCTAAACTGTTTATCATTGAGGCTGGATTATTCCAGCCTTTTTTATTGGAGAAACAACGTGAAGAAAACAAAGGTAGTCAAGATGGTAAAGGAGGACGGTTATAATACTGTCTTCGGCCCTGATCGAAGCGAACAGCACGTTAGCGCTGGTGGCTTTGAGGTGTTTCATAGCGAAGCCGCCCTTTACGAACACAACGATATTGCTCGCCGCATTGTGGATGTGGTCCCAGAAGAAATGGTTGCTCCCGGCTTCAAGATTAACGGGCTTGAAGACGATAAAGAGTTTCGATCTTTCTGGGAGGGTTTGCGCATGGACCAAAGTATCGTTGACCTTCTTTGCTGGGCGCGACTCTTTGGTCGCTCCGGAATGCTGGTGATGATTAACGATGGTCGCGCTCTTACAACTCCAGCCACTTCTGGCGGAAAGATTGAGTCAGTTCGAGTTTATGAGGACTCGGAATTCAAGATCGACTCATGGGAAACCAATCAGCGCAACCCTCGCTTTGGTCTGCCAAAGGTATATTCGATCACATCGCGAGACGGCAGCACGTTTAAAGTTCACTATACGCGGTTCTATGTTCAGGACGGAAGACGCCGCCCTAACTCATCAAAGGATCGTCAGTCCGGCGGAGCCAGTGTTCTGTCACCATCCGTTGTTAATGCAGTGCTTGATTATTCAGAATGCCACCGCCTGGCAACTGAAATCCTTCGCCGAAAGCAGCAGACCGTATGGAAGGCTAAGGGACTTGCTGAATTGTGTGACGATAACGAAGGCGTGTATGCCGCCAGGCTGAGACTTGCTCAGGTGTCAAATAACTCAGGTGTTGGCAAGCCCATTGGGATTGATGCTGACGATGAGGAGTACGACATCTTAAATAGCGACATTGCTGGCATCCCTGAGTTTCTGTCAACAAAGATGGATCGCATTGTTGAGCTAACCGGCATTCACGAGATCATCTTACGGAACAAGAACACAGGCGGGGTTAGCGCAAGTCAGAATACCGCACTTCAGACTTTCTATAAGCTGATCGAGCGAGAGCGCAAAGATAACCTTCATCCCGTTCTTGAGTTCCTGTTACCTTTCGTGATCGACGAACAGGAGTGGTCTATTGAATTTGAACCGCTATCAATTCCATCAGACAAGGAAAAAGCTGAGGTTCTTGGTTTGGTGTCGAAAGCTCTTACTGAGTTACTTGATAACCAGACGATTGATGTCGAAGAATCTCGGGATACGGTTGAGTCAATGAATATGGGGATCAAGCTGAAGGCAAACCCCGGACCGCTACCAACGCGAGAGGATGCTGAAGAGGCTCGCCAGCAGCAGATCGAAGCAGAAAAACAAAACCAGGGGATAAACAAAGATGAGAATCAGTCAGGTAGTTAAGCCGTGGCGATTCCCTGAAGCTAGCGAGCGGGCCTTGGCCCGCTCCATGCAGCAGGCTGTTGACCAAGCGGTTGAGGTAATGAAGGTCCGAGCTGCACGCCTTAAGTTTGACGCCACGGATGAGGAGATCGAAAAGGAAGAGAATGAAGCGGAGGCGGAAATTATCGCCATATTCCTCGGTCTTCTGGCGTTGGTTTACAAGCTGGGATGGTCGATCTACACCTTCAACACACAGCAATTCCTGATCATGGCGATGTCAACTGGCGGTAAAGATAACCCGGCAGTGGCATTGCTTAATCAAACAGGTGCCAAAGGTTTAGAGCCATGGTTCCAGGAGAAAACCAAGCTCTGGCAGACTTCAACCCAAAACGCTCTGGTTAAGTTGGCGAGAGACATCTTCTCTGATTGGTCAGGCCAGATCAGGCTGGCAGCTCAGCAGGAGCAAAGTGCGGAGGTTGTGCAGGACCGACTCAAGCTTAGATATAGCGCCTATTCAAGCTGGTCAGCAAACAGGTCGTCAGGTATAATCGGCACGTTCAACAGCGCCCTGATGAAGCAGCGGTTAAAGGATGTTAACGTTAGCCGTTATATCTGGCGCGGCAGGATGGATGACAGGGAGCGAGATAGCCATATTGCACTTGAGAAAAAATCTCGTAATGTAAGTGAATTTCCGTTCCCAGGTGAAGAATACGGCTGCCGGTGCTGGGCTGTTCCAGACTGGAAATCAAGATACAGATAAGGTGAAAAAATGAAAAAGGTACAACGTTTTGATAGCGCCAGAGTGCGAGCCAGATTCGATGACAACGGCTTTATGATTGATGAGCCAATCGTTGCCCGAATTGGATTGCAGGTCTACCAGACCGCCACAGGCGGCGAGCGTCGAGAGTTCCGCCCCGCTTCAGAGGTTTTCAAGGCTGAATCTCTCGCATCTTACCAGGGAAAGCCAATCACCCTGGGGCATAAAGTAGTTAACTCCAAAAACGCAAAGGCATTTGTAGTTGGTGCCTGCGCCGGGCCTGGTAAACAAGATGGCGTTGGCGTTGGCGTGCCGGTTGTGGTTTACGATGAGGACTCAATCAGCAAAGCCAAAAAGAAGATCGCCGCTGAATTATCTGTTGGCTATACCTCAGTTGATATTGAGGAGCCAGGCTGGGGCTGCAATGAAACTGGCGAGTACATCCTTGACAGCCAGAAGAATGACTCAGATCACATCCCGGCAGGATGGGTTCGATTTGATGCAGTACAGACTGAAATCGAAGTCAACCACGTAGCGATGGTATTCAAAGGCCGTGCTGGCATTGCTAAATTAAATCTTGATAGTGAACAAGAGTTCCCGTATGATCAAGCCGTAATTAACCCACAGAAAAAAAAGGATGAGAACATGAAAACCATTAAGATCGATGGCGTAGATTTCGAGGTTGCTCCTGAAATTGCAGCGCACATTGCAACCGTTGGCGCTGCCGCGCAGACTGCAGCCGCTGAGCGAGATCAGCTTAAGGCGAAAGCGGACGCGTTCCCTACCGAGCTTAAAGCCGCAGTTGCTGCCGCAGTAGCAAAGGCGAAAGCTGATGCCGAAGAGCATTCCGCGCTGGTAACCTTCGCGAGTGAGATCGGCATTAAGGCTGATGGCCTTTCTGATAAGGACATTAAGCTGGCATGTATCAAGCAGTTGTCCGGCGTTTGCGCTAAAGATAAGGCTGATGCCTATATCGATACCTCATTTGATTTGGTGAAAAACTCTGATATGATGGGCGCTAATCGCTTGTCTGTTATGGGTGGCAATGGCGGCAAACCTGCTAAAAAGGATGACGCACAGGAAACCAAGATCCCGGATCAGGCAAACCGCTTCCGTAAGTAATACCACTCAGGGGGATTGATTTCCCCCAACTTAAAATAATGGAGTAAAGAAAATGCCTTTAATCAAAGCGTCTTATACTGAAAATCGCGGCCAGGCTTATGCAGGCCAGATTGCTGATACATCCCTCTACAACATCGACGGCACTTGCGCGCACAACCCAGATGCAACCGCCAAATTGCAGATCGGTCGTCTGGTATCCGTGCTTTCGGTTCAGCCAATCGAAGGTCACAAGGTTGTTGCTCAGGGCGCTCCGGCAAGCTCTAAGCCTCTGGGCATCGCGGTGATGTCTGGTGTTTATTCGCCTGGTGGTGAATATGAACCAGGTATCGCAGTTAACGTCATGACTCATGGCCGGGTTTGGGTTCTTGCTGCCGCAGCATTAACTGACACTCAGGCTGCGTTTGACAATCCGGTAACCTTCAACGCTGATGGCGTGGTTGTTAACGGCGGCGCTGTTGCCACTGGCTGGAAGTTTACCGGCGAGGTGCTGGCTTCAACCGATCCGGCTTACAAGCTGGTTAAAATCCAGGTTCTGCAGAGTGCAACTGCCCCTGCTGCTGGTGCGTAATGAAAAAAGGGCTTCGGCCCTTTTTTTATATGATTCATAAAATTCTGTTGCCTGCTTAGCAAATAGTGCTATTATAAGCGCGTGCCAAACAATTCTATTCACAGGAAAGGAAGAAAAAAATGACCATGAAACTAGACTCATTTGAGCAAAATGAAATTACTATTGGCTTGCGCAAGATGGGCATCGGTGCTGAAAAGGCTGACGCCGTTGGCTTGTGGACCGTTGAGCAGATGAAGCAAGTTTTGACTCGCCAGTATGATGCGTCTTACCCTCAAACCAGCGCGCTGGCACTGTTCCCGGTTACAACCGAGCTGAGCCGCACAACCAACACTTTCGAATATCGCTCATTCGATGGCGTTACGTCAGCCAAAATCATCGCTGATTACACTGACGATCTGCCAACCGTTGAAGCGATGTCAACTCTCGAAACTGGTCGCGTGCATCGTCTGGGTAATGCATGGCTGATCTCTGGTGATGAAATCGAAGTTGGCGCGGCGCTGGGTAGCTCACTTTCGGATCGTAAAGCTTCACTGGCTCGCGAAGGCCATGAGACACTGGTTAACCGCCTGGTGTTTAAAGGCTCCGCTCCTCACAAAATCATTTCGGTGTTCAATCACCCCAACGTCACGCGTATTACCTCCGCTGGCTGGGGCACTGATCCGGAAGTGGCTAACGATGAGCTGGAAGATCTGATTGAACAGATCGAGACCATCACCAACGGTCAGAACCGAGTGACTGATATCGTAGTTCCGCCTTCTAAACGTCGCTTGCTGGCTAAGCGCATGCCGGAAACCACTGAGTCATACCTCAGCTATTTCCAGAAGCAGAACAGCGGCATTACCTTCTCCTCTATCGCGGAGCTGGAAGACATCGACGGCGCAGGCACTAAAGCAGTGCTGGCATATGAGAAAAATCCTCTCAATATGTCCATTGAGATCCCGGAGCCTTTCCACATGCTCCCAATGCAGCCGAAGGACTTGCACTTTAAAGTGCCTTGCACTTCCAAAGCAACAGGCCTCATTGTTTATCGTCCTCTGACTATTGCAATGCTCGTAGGCGTGTAATAATATAGCCTCACTTGTTAAGAGTGAGGCTTTTTCATTTAATCAATCAAGAGGTGCAAGATAATGGCTACTAAAACCAACAAAACTAAAGACGCGTCAGAAGAAATCAGCTCGCAGAATAACGAGCTTAAGCCGGGTGAAGGCGAAGTTATCTTAAAGGTGACCGGCGCTTGCCTGGTTAAGTTTGGCGGTGAAAAGTATGTGCATGACAACGAATTTATCGCTAAAGCTGAAGATCTTAAGTCAAAGGGTGTGGGTTATCTCTTCGCCAACAATATCCTGAAAGTTAAAGATGATGAGAAAATGACGCGTGAAATTATTGAGCGTCACCGCGAAAACGCGAAGAAAGATCCCAACGCTGGCAAATCTCTGGAAGAGCTGGAAACCGGGCAAGAAATTAAGTAAGAGCTGGAAACCGGGCAAGAAATTAAGTAAGATTGAGGGCGCATATTGCGCCCTTTTTTAATGGAGAAAAATCATGAACGATGAAATCATTGATACCATCATCCGGATCGCTCCGCCCTTCGCTAAAGTTCCGCGCGAAAATATTGAGGCGTGGGTTGAAATGGCTGAGATGTTCGTTTGCTCCACCAGATTTAAAGAACGATATCCGAAGGCAATGGCGCTTTATACTCTTCACCTGATGACTCTTGATGGAGCAGCAAAGGGAGAGAAAGAGAGTGTCGCTGATTATTCGCGCCGCCTGGCAAGCTTTACGCTTTCAGGGGAGTTTTCTCAAACCTTCGCATCCCTGAGTGGTGATTCAAAATCGATCAGGAACACACCTTGGGGCAAGATGTACGAGGCTCTAAATCGAAAGATGGGCGGCGGGTTTGGTCTAATTACCACACCTCGCGGGGGATGCTAAAATGAATTACGACGAGATAAGGGCAATGGCATCTTCTGGCATTGATTACTTTTCCGATGGTGACGGCGAGTTCGTCTTAATCATCTCTGCAGGCGGCACTAAAATAGTGAACGGCAAAGAGGTAAAAACTCCAGAGGTTCGCGGAGTAGCTAAAGGTCTGGTCCGCGATGTTAATGACAGAGACATCAATGGCGAGTCAATCCTGGCAGGGGATAAGCGTGGCATATTCAACGCAGATCAACCAATCAGCAAAGGAATGAGAATCATTGTTGATGATGAGCATTATGTTGTGGTTAACGCTCGCGCGATAAAACCAACTGGCACAGTGGTTGCTTATCGCCCAATACTTCGGAGAATCGCCGTAAATGGCTAACTACACGATCAGGAAGTTTGAGGCGGATGTTGATGCGTGGATTGAGGCCGCTGAGCAAAACTTGCTCTACGTTGTTGAGACGTCCTGCGAGGCGGTGCTGAGAGATCTTGTAATGCTATCACCGGTTGATACAGGTCGCTTTAAAGGAAACTGGCAGATCACGTTTAATCAGCCTGCTTTTTACGCCCTAAACGAATACGACAAGGAAGGAGGCAAAACCATTAACGCCGGACGCCGAGCGCTTAGTGTTTACGCTTCAACCAAGGGCGCAGGAATAACATCCGTTTACTTCTCCAACATGCTAATCTATGCCAATGCTCTTGAGCATGGTCATTCACAGCAAGCGCCAGCGGGCGTTTTGGGGATTGTCGCCGTAAGGCTGAGGTATTATTTTGCTTTCGCCGTGCGCGAAGCAAGGAGCAGGTAATGCACTATGAATTATACCAAGCGGCTCAGGAAGCTCTGTTTAAGTGGTTCGGAAACTCATACCGGATCATGGCAGAGAACATCGAATTTACTCCGCCTACAGATGGTAGTCCATGGCTTAAATTTGACTACCTTGAAGCAGCAACAATGACTGTATCGCTTGACAGAAAATGCAAGGTCTATCTGGGGATCGCTCAGGTTGGCGTTGTCTTCTCTCCCGGAGTGGGAGTGAAAGAAGCAAGAAAGATTGCCGATGATGTAGCAAAAGCGGCGTTAGATGGTATAATGCTATCTGTCACTGACGATAATGGGGATAATCCCGTTGAGGTTGGTTACATCGTTGAAGGCGGTGAAGTCCGCCCGGTACAAAAGCATAATAGCGGCTGGATGATTCCCGTTCGCTTCACAGTTCGCGCAGAGTCGCACTAAAAGAGGGTTTTAAAATGCACTTACCTAATGGAGCACAAATTTTTATTGAAGCCGGTCGCGGCGCTGAGATTGCCGTCACCGCAATCACTAACGCAAAAGATCCGGTATTCACGGTTGCCAGTGCTGAAGACCTGGCTGTTGGTGATTACATCCTGATTACCTCAACAACCTGGGGAAAGCTGGCTGATCTGCAGTTGCGAATCAAAGCCATTGCTGGAACATCCGTAACTGTTGAGTCAATCGACACCACGAGCGTTAACCAGTTTCCCCTGGGCGGAACCGCGACAATCGTTCCGGTCAATCAGTGGATTGAGATCCCCTGCGTTCAGGATCTGGCTCAGGACGGCGGTGAGCAGCAGTATTACAACTATCAGTGCCTTGCTGATGACCGTGAACAGCAGTTACCAACGTTTAAGTCAGCAGTTTCCCTGACCTACACCTTCGCGCATGAATTTGACAACCTGCTTTATCCGGTGCTTAAAGCAGCAGATGACAGCGGCGAAGTTAAAGCCCTGCGCATGTATGTGCCAAAGGCCCGAGAAATGCGCATGTACTCTGGCGTGCTGTCTTTCAATGACATCCCGCAGACTGCAATGAACGAAATGGAAACGGTTAGCCTGGCGGTAGCTCTGAAAGGTCGATTCATCTCAGTAGCGTCAAACGAAAGTTAATTACAAAAGGGGGCTTGCGCCTCCTTTTTTTTTCGTCCATAATCCTCACAACAAAAACCAACCACGCAAAACAGAGGTAACACTATGTCTAAGTTCAAAATTAAACCAGTTGATGATTTCAAATTGCCGGTATCGTTCACTCAGCCAAACGGTGAAGAGGCTAAGGTTGTGTTTACCGTCAAGCACAAGCGCGCAAAAGAGATCGGCAACCTTTTCAAGCTGGATGACGAAAACCGCCCATCCGATGAAAAATTCATCATGGACATTGCAACCGGCTGGGATCTGGAAGAAGAGTTCACTGCTGACGTTATGCGTGACGCTGTTGAGTTCTTCCCCGGAATGGTTATTGAATTCACGCGAGCCTACCTGCAGGCGCTGGCTGGCAATCGCGCAAAAAACTAAAACGGGCTGTTTTCCTGCTCTATAGAAAGCCTCCAACAGATTCAGAGTTAGCCTCAGTTGGTTTGTCGAGAGACGACTATGATAGCGACGATGATAATCTTGAGGAGGTTCCATTCTTTAGCGACATGCACGACTCTTGGGATCTTTTCCTTGCGATGTCCACTCAGTGGAACTACGGCCCAGACGGAATCCCAACGGGAATAAACTATAATTCCTTCCACACTGTCGCAAAAATCTATAGAATAGAATGCGAGGAAACAGCCTTCAATGATTTGCGAATAATGGAACAACAAGCCATTAATATAATTCGCAACGGTAAGCGCCCTTAGTGGCGCTTTTTTCACATCTGGAGATCGCAAAATAGTT